AAAATGGGTGGTGCATATTTGAGCAACCAAACAGGCGCCAATGGTTATGCACTTTTGGTTGGTGCTGGTGTTAGTGTTCCAGTTGCTAGTAAAGTTAGTGTTGGTTTAGATTATACTCGTCAGTATGGTCAGGATCGTGTTAACTCATTTGATGGCAATCGTTTGACTGCCAACGTCAAATACGCATTCTAATTTTAAAATTAGATAATCAAAAAGGCTCCTGGGAGCCTTTTTCTTTGCCCTGGTATTGAATTTTATTGACATTGCTTTTGTCTATATATATAATAATATAGCGGCTGTGAGTGGAATTTGGCAGACCTCCCGCTTGACTCACAGTCAAGAGAGGGGACGGGGCATAAGACATAGTCAACATGCTTTTGCAGGTTCGAGACCTGCCAGCCGTATAAGTATAATAATTACAAAGAGAGAATATGTATATTAAACCCACATCAACTTATAAAATGAGAAAAACTACCAAAGCCAGTTTGGCATTAAGTGTTTTTAAAACCAAAGAACAGCGTGATTCATGGAAAAATGCTATGATACAAGCAGAATTAACGGCAGCACAAGCACCCAGGGCCATCAAGATTGATAAAAAGTCTTTCAAGATCACAGCTGAAGATTAAATATTGAGTTCAAAATCCAATACTCATGTGGCTTGACAGTTATTGGTTTACAATGTATAATCAAGTTTTAATTGAAAGTATGTATGAAAAAAGACAATTTGATTCGCACAGTCAACGACACCGACAAATGTGTTGAAATGATTGGAAATAGATTCAATCTAGTACTGGTAGCAGTTACACGTACTAGAGAAATAAAGCGAGGCAGCAAGCCCTTGGTAGACAACATCAACAACAGTACACCCATTGTGACAGCTCTGAAAGAAATTGAGAATGGCAAAGTGGGTATTGAATATTTGAAAAAAATTAGGTAATAAACATGAAAGAACAACAACAAGAACAAACAACAACTGTCAAAGCCGCTACCTGCGGCTGCGGTCGTAGCCCAGTTGGTCACTGTATTGGTTGGCACAAATTAGGTGAAGATGAGTTCCGCCAAGCTTTGGCCGAGTGGGAATCAAAAGTAATCTCGAAAGACAATTTAGTATAAAATTTGCGGGTGTAGCTCAGTTGGTAGAGCACTTGCCTTCCAAGCAAGATGTCGTGAGTTCGAGACTCATCGCCCGCTCCATATTATGTTAGAATATATAACAACATTTTTTGCTGTATTTTTCACTGATTTGATTTATGTTTATTTTGTAAAATCAATTCAAAACAATCGTACATGGCATGCCGCATGGTGGAGCATGGCGGTGACGTTTACAGCCAGTGTTGCCATAATAAACTATACCACAGATCATTGGGCCTTGATTCCAGCATTGCTAGGTGCATATTGTGGCACATTGTATGGTATGAAATTTAAGAAAAAACTTACCGAGTTAGAAAATCAAAAATAATTTTTAAAAGGAAAAAAGATGAAAGCAAGTCATATTTTAGTAGATAGCTTACACAAAGCAGAAGCTGTGTTGGCAAATCTTAGCACAGAAAATTTCAGCCAAGTGGCCATGATGAACAGTTCATGTCCCAGTAAATCACAAGGCGGCGACCTAGGAGATTTTGGTCCTGGTCAAATGGTCAAACCATTCGAGGATGCTGTATTGGCATTGAACGTTGGCGAAATCAGTCAACCTGTACAGACACAGTTTGGCTACCATATTATTCACAGAACTGGTTAAATATCTAATATAACACGGCCCCATTCACTGCAACATAGTTGCACAATGGGGCTTTTCTTTTGACTTGACAAACCTCAAAGTTTTTAGTATAATACACATTTACTTAACTTCAACGGGAAATGAAAATGGCATCTAAAATTGTTGGTAAGATGGATGATCGCTGGCAGCCTAGAAAAGGATTGGAAGGTCCGTTTAAATACATCAATGGTCAGGTACTTTATTATGATCCCAAAGAAGGGTCATACTACGATCCAACCACTGATTTCTATGTTGATCATGCATATGTTGCAGGTCTACAACAACAATTACTTGACATGTTGGCTCGTTGATACTATAATACACATACATTAACAAACAAAGAGGTTTTAAATGGTTACAGCAAACAAATCTTCCAAAGGTTCAAACATTCTTGAATTTGACAATGATGCTATTCGTGCTCGTGAGCAAGAGGTGGCACAGGAAACAGATCAATCAATAATGGATCGTTTACGTGAACGTTTTAAAATTCTAGATGACATGACTTTGGCAGTAAAGCAAGGCAATGTTCGTGCCATGATTGTTAGCGGTCCTCCAGGAGTTGGTAAGAGTTATGGAGTTGAATCTGTTTTAGAAAAAGCAGATCTCTTCAATAAATTGGCAGAAAAAAAACCCAAATACGAAATTGTCAAAGGTGCAATGAGTGCTATTGGTTTATATGCCAAACTGTACGAATTTTCAGCACCAGGTAATGTTGTAGTGTTTGATGACTGTGACAGTATTCTGATGGAAGATTTGAGCCTTAACATTCTTAAAGGTGCATTAGATTCTAGCTCACGTAGATTTATTTCGTGGAATACTGATAGCCGAATCTTGCGTAGCGAAGGTATTCCTGATCGTTTTGAATTTAAAGGTGCGGCAATTTTTATTACTAATATTAAATTTGAACATGTTCGTAGTAAAAAATTGCGTGACCATTTGGATGCGTTAGAATCACGTTGCCATTATATTGATTTGCAAATGGATACTACTCGTGAAAAGATTTTGCGTATCAAACAGATTATTACTGATGGTATGTTAGATCGTTATGATTTTGATAAACCTGATGAAGTTCGTGATGAATTGGTTAAATTCATTGATGACAATCAAACAAAATTGCGTGAACTTAGTTTGCGTATGGTTCTTAAGTTAGCGGATCTTCGTAAAAGTTTTCCCGAAAATTGGCAGGCAACTGCTCGTACTACTTGTATGAAGCGTGGTTAATATGTGGGAATTAATAACAGGCCGACATGGTCAAAGAGTTGCTGCCATGTCAGTCATATTGCTGATTCAAAATTCTTTGGGAGTGGCATGGGACGATATACGAATTTGGTGTTTATTAATCATGGTGATTGTGGTAGAATACCTTGCATTTTATCACGGAGTTAGTCAGGGTGTTGAAAACATCTTAAGCCTAAGTTTAGGTAATATCGAAAAACTCAAAAAATTATTGGACAAAGTTGAATCTGGCCAAGAAGTCCTTGAGGAAGATATAAAAAAGATTTTAGATAAAAAGGAAACCAAAGATGAATGATCCAATAATTACCACTTGCCAATGGATTGGCCACAGCCCAAACTTAGAACCCAGTTGCTGTAAGCCAGTTGTGGATGGAAAAAGTTACTGTGAAGATCATGTGTGGTCAGTATACAAAGAAGGTACTGCCCTAAGAAAACGTAAAAAAGATCAACGACGTGCTGCCGCAATTTGGGATGTTGAAAGCGCATTCAATGATGCTGTGGCAGAACTGGTCAATGAAGGTCAAATAGAAATTTAACGAATAGGTCAAAAATGAAAATTCAATTTAGCAAAGACACTATGCCTGACGAGTTGTATAACACTCTATTACAACACTTTGTAAATGAAGCAGTTGGGTTGGGTGTAGAGGTAAACAAATTTACTGAATTTAGTAATTGGGTAATTGAATGTGAAGTTGATGCAAAATCATCAGTTCACTAAGGAAAATAAAATGCCATGGATACAAAATGTAGCACTAAGTGATATCAAAAGAGGGTTTCATATTAACCCAGGCGAAAATTCTATGCTGATTCAGATTGTGGATCCGCCTGGTGATTTTCCCACACCCAAGTATTCTTTTAAGGAAGTTCATCAATTCCAATTCTTGGACATTGAGGAAAAGGATGCATGTTTGGACGAAGCCATGCGATGCAGTCAAGAGCAGGCCAATGAGCTGGTTCAATTATTGCAACACGCATTAGAACATAGAATGAATGTTATTGTTCATTGTCATGCAGGTGTGTGTCGTAGTGGTGCTGTCTGTGAAGTTGGTGTTATGTTGGGGTTTGATGACACAGAAGCATTTCGTAGTCCCAACCTGTTGGTCAAACATCGGATGATGAAGTATCTGGGGTGGACTTATGACCCAAATGAACCGCATACTGTTAATGGTATTACCACTGATTTTGGAGTCATTCTTCCCAAGACTGTTGCTTGGACCAACGACAATGAAAAAGTCTTTATGCTTGCCGAAGAGCGTAGGATTCGAAGGAACTTGGAAGAGGGTATATGAACAAGTGTTATCAATTGATTGGTGTACCAGGTTCAGGTAAAAGTACTTGGATCAAGGACCAGATTTGGGCGTTGGGTTTGACTGTGGTCAGCACAGATGCGTTTGTGGAAGACTATGCCCAAGAGTGCGGCTCAACTTACTCAGAAGTGTTTGACGATTATATGCCACGAGCAGTTGAGCTTATGGCAAATCAAGTTGTGTTTGCACGTGAACATGGGCATACTGTGATTTGGGATCAAACCAGTACCACTGTGAAAAGTCG